TAAAATCTTCGTATAGATTTGAGAACAGATTATGAAATGTATGTTTTTCAATGGGGACATTGAGCTGGGAAGCACAAACATAACAAGTAATAATTGGTGAAACAAGGCTAACTATGCAGGTATTAAGAGGGTTTTAATGAATAAGATAAAGTTTTCTAACTTTGAAATAACTCCATACGATATTTGGTTTTTGGATGGAACAAAAGATTTTAATGATAGAAAACTCTTATTAGGTAAAACTCCAAAAGGTAAAACTGTTGTTAGTCTTGTTGAAACAAGAATAGTTGATTTAAAAGTGTATGTTGATACACAATCAGGTTTGAAAGCTGAAAAGATTATTCAGAATGAGAAAAATCGTGTGTTATACACAAGACAAGAAGTTCTTTTAAGTAGAAAAGGGAAGCCTTATGGGTGGACTTACGGAGATAACAGGGAAATTCACAACAGAAAAGGTGAAGTAGTTGCAATTAGACAATATCGGAGTGATAGCTATGGAAACTCTGAACTCGTAAAAGAAGTTAAAACTTATTCTTAATACTCAAATAGTTGATACCTGATAGACATCAGGTATTTTCTTTTAAGAATATATGAGGACAATATGAGCATAGATATAAACGATTTGCCAAAATTACAAGAAAAACAAAATGCTTGTTTGCAAAGATACCTCACTAATGGTTATAAAAAGAGTGAGGCTTATCAGTATGCTTATGATTGTTCAAGGATGAGTACGGCTGCAATATATGTAGAAGCTAGTAAATTCTTCAAAAACCCTAAGATTACCCTATGGTTAGAGTATTATAAACAGAACACAGAAAGGGCAGTTCAAGAGGAGCTTAATTATTCAGCTCTTGATTATTTCAATGATTGTGAAGAATTGAAGCTGATAGCTCTTGAATGTAGAGATAGACAAGGAAATCCCAATGTTAGTGCAGCAATAAAAGCTGATGAGAATAAAGCAAAGGTTTGTGGATTACTCAAAGATCAGATTATACATTCAGGCAATGTTACTCAAATGCCTTCTGTTGTTGTTAATGGTGAAGAACTTGTTTTAAACATAGGGGAAGGAGTGGAAGAAAATGAGCAGTAAAGGTTCTTTGATTGTTCCTGAAATGCTTAAATGTCCACCTAAACTATACCCTGTAATAACTGAATTTAATAAATATCTTTACTTTCTTCTTGAAGGTGGCAGAGGTTCAGGGAAAACTCAAGTTATTGCAAGATGGATTTTGTATATTGGTGAAAAAAGAAAAATCAAAGTTTGCTGTGGTCGTGAAATTCAGAAGTCTATTGAAAATTCAGTTAAATCTGTTTTTGATGGTTTAGTTGCAAAGAATAATCTTGATTGGAAAGTTACCGATAAAGAGCTTATTCACAGAAGAACAGGTTCAAGAATTTTCTTTCAAGGTTTTAGAGAGCAAGGCTCTGTATCAATTAAAGGTTTGGATGATGTTGATATTCTTTGGATTGATGAAGCACAAGCAATAACAAAACCTACTCTTGATATTGTTGTTCCTACAATTATCAGAAAAACAAATTCAAAAATTATCTTCACAATGAATAGATTTGTGAGAAATGATGCTGTTTATAGGTTCTGTGTAGGCAGATCTGATTGCTTGCATATTAACATAAACTATTTTGATAATCCGTTTCTGAATGATGCAATGAAACATGAAGCAGAAGTTCAGAAACAAAAGAATATAAAAGATTATGAACATATTTGGCTTGGTTTACCTTTAGCACAAGCAAGTGATTATCTTCTATCTTCCGATAAAGTTCAGTATGCAAAAGATTTGCAATTCAATAAAGAGGAGCATCCTGATAACAAAGTTATGGCTGTGGACTTATCAGCATCAGGTGGTGATTTGTGTGTAGCAAAATTGTTAGAACAAAAAACAATGACTTCTTGGGAAGAAACAAAAACAGTAACTTGGGCAGAGCCTGACACAGATGTAACAAAAGGTAAAATAATCAACCTGTTTGGAATTTGGAAGCCTGATATTTTGATTATAGATGCTGATGGGTTAGGCTATCCGATTTGGGTGAGTGTTAAAAAAAGCATTGATGATGCTATTGGGTTCAGAGGTGCAGGAGCTGCAAAGAATTTAGCTTGTGGAAATGCAAGAGCTGATGGATATATGGCAACAAAAGATTTTATTGATAATGGATGGTTAAAGCTGCGTTGTGAGAATACAGTTAGGCAGCTTGAATATATCAAAAGAGATTACAAGCCTAATGGGTTAACTTTTATTCAAAACAAAAAGGACATCAGAAAAGAGCAGGCAGAAAGTCCTGACTTTGCAGATACATTGATGATGGCAATTTATGCAATAACTTATCATTCATATTTGTTTGCAGCAAAGATGCAAAAAACTTCAAGCTCTTATATCAATTCTGATTATAATCCATTTGATTAAAAGGAAGGTTTTATGTTCAGAGATGCTTCATTGAGAAGATGGACACAATCTGCAAGAGATTGTTATTTTCGTGGATGCGTTTGTTCTGATTGTCCTATTTTTGAAATTATCGGAAATCAATGCAGAATGAAGCGAACAGTTTTGATGTTGGTTAGGAAGTTAGGGAAGCCTGAAAGAAGAAGTTCAAGTTTAGTAATTGAAGAAGAAAGTGAGGAATAAAAAATGTGTTCAACTCCAAAAATGCCTGCTGCACAAGCAACTGTTAAAGAAGAAGTTGCAGCTCCTACTTATGCAGATGCAAGTGTTTCAAAAGCATCTACAAATACAAGAAATAAAACTGCTGCTCTTGCAGGTCGTGATACAAAAACTTCTGCTCGTGGCTTGGGTGATACAGCAACAACACAGAAAAAAGAATTATTAGGTGAATAAAAATGGAAAATGTAAAGTACGATAAAAAGTATTTTGAACAAAGAAGATGTGAATTAAAGAATATATTTGAACAGATAAAACCTGATTTACAGGATTTAGCTGATTACTTTGCTCCTAATGCTGTGAGATTTATTGCAAGAAATGTGAATAAACCTCATGTAAAAAGCAAAAAAATTCTTGATAGCACAACTTTTATTGCTGTTAGAAATTTCTCATCAGGTATGATGACAGGTGCAACATCACCTACAAGAAGATGGTTTAAAACAGGCATCATGAACAGAAATAATAAAAAGTTCAAGATGAGTTATAATGCAAAAACTTGGTGTGCTAATCAGGCAGAATTAACAAGAAAAATTTTATATTCTTCAAACTTCTATCAACTTCTTCCTGAAGTGTATGAACAGCTTGGAGTTTTCCTATTCTCTTGTATGTCTATGGAAAAAGATTATGAGAATGTAGTAAATTTTAAAGTGCTTCCAATCGGTTCTTATTACTATGCGAAAGATAGCAGAGGTGTTGTTGATACTGTTTGCCGTAACTACATGGAAAGTGCTAAAAACCTTGTTGAAAGATATGGATTAGAAAATTGCTCTGATGCTGTTCAGCAAGTTTATAAAACTAGACCGAATGAATTATTTGAGATTGTTCATTTTGTTGAGCCTAATAGGGAATACAAAGAAGGTTCACCTTTATCAGCTCAAAAGAGATTTATTTCTGTTACTTATGAAGTTGGCAATGGTGCAACAGGCTTTTTGAAAAAAGCAGGTTTTGATAAATTCCCTTATGTTGTTTTTGAAGCAAGCTGCAATGGTGAAGATGCTTACCCTTCAAAGGGATGTGGTGTTTATGCTTTACCTGATGCAAAACAGTTAATGACAATGATTAAGGAACTTGGAAAAGCTGTTAAGAAAATGGTATCACCTGCTTATCAAGGTCCTTCTAGTTTAAAGAATAAAAAGCTCTCTGATAATCCTGCATACTTCAATGAAGATGGTGATGGAACAGGTGCAGGTATTAGACCAATCCATGAGGTTAATCCACAAGTATTGGAATTGAAAACAATAATTGCTGAATTAAGAGAAAATATTAAATCAATTTTTTATAATGATTTATTTGCAATGATTTTGAATACTGCTGAAAGAGGTAGAACTGCAACAGAAGTCAATGAATTAAAAGAAGAAAAACTTGTTCTTCTTTCACCTCTATTAGAGCAAATTCACACAGCTCTTAAACAAATTCTTGATTGGATATTTTATGCAGAGATGGAAGCAGGTATTCTTCCACCTGTTCCACAAGAATTGGAAGGGGAAGAAATTGAGATTGAATTTATTTCAACTCTTGCACAAGCTATGAAGGCACAAAACATTGCTTCAATGGAAAGATTTATTACTTTTACAGCAAATATGGCACAAGCTGTTGATCCTGTTCTTTTAAAGAAAATCAGAGGGGAAAATATGATTGATGATTATGCCGATTTTGCAAATATAGATCCTAATCAAATTGCTCCTAATGAAGAACTTGAAGAATTAAGAAAAGCTCAAGCAGAAAAACAAGCACAAACCGAACAGATGCAGCAGCTTCAAGCAGGTTCAGAAATGATTAAAAACATTGGTGGCACAGATAGTTACGGTGCTGATTTATTAAGAAGGTTAGGAATGGGTTAATGTATAACGAGATTGATTTAAAGAATATGGTTAGAAATGTTTCTAACTCTCCGGATGGTTTAGAGTTTATATATTTTTTGCTTGATAACTTCGGAACTTTTACTTGCAAAGTGAATTTGAATAATTCCGAATTACACAATATAGCTAATGCCATCAAAAGAGAACAAGGTGAATTTATTCTTGACCTATTGAGAGAATACAATTTTGAAAAGTTTATAGAGGTACAACGAAAGAGGAGAAATGAAAAATGTCAGAAAACAATGAATTAAACAATCAAATTACTGATAATGCTGCTAATCTTCAAGATGGTGCAAACCTTCAAGATGGTGCTGATGG